TAGCTGTAACGCCTGCTGTGGTTGGTGTGTCTATAAAATTCATGGCTGTTGACAATGATTGACCTTTTCTGTACCACCTTATTTCTCTTGAGCTTGTCTTAGATTTGTTAGCGTAAGATTTGAATGTTGGTAAAATCTCGCCGAAACCTTTGGCTAGCTTGTCAATGTTAATTCCTCTTATGTCTGCTTCTGCTGAACTATCGTATGCCATTTTAAGCTTCCCCCAGTTCTAATAAAAAGAAATTCCCGTCTGTAGTTGTTTCTAATGCTCTGCCGAATATGTAACCTAAGTCTGAGTCTGCTGCTGTTAAGTCCTTAAATTCGTTTGCTCCGTGTATAGTTTGCGGTAAGCCTACTGTAACGTTTGCTCCAGCTTCGACTTTAAATATACCTTTACGATATACTGCAATCATTAGTTTCCCGTCGCCTGCAATCTTTTCTTCTGCGGCTATTCCGCCGAAAAGGTCATTGTCTGCACCACTTGCTTCTACTGTGAAAGGTGTACTTAATTTTAAAACTGTTCCTTTAGGTATAGCTGCGTCTGCACAAGTCATCATTATTGGGGGTGCTAATTCCACCATAAGCACTGCTACTGCACTTGCCATAAAAGAATATGTGAGGATTGAACTTTATATATTTTTCTCTTTTTTAATCATTTCTTCACAAAGCTTGATAACTTCCTTATTAATTATGTTTTCTATATGACTTTCCATTTGCTTTTGTTTTAGGTTGTCTCTTATCCTAGTCCAAGCTACTTCTTTCTTAGTTCCTATCTCAATTTTTAAATCTTTATTTTGTAACTTTGACTTCATTTGCTAGCACCTTTTTTGCGTAATCTGCGTCTGTATCTTCTGCTGGTTGTGAAATGTTAGTGTCTGCTTTACCAGACATTATACCTTCAATCTTAAGCTTTTCAAGTCTTCTTATTTGACCTTCCATAGTCGCTACGCCTTTCTCTATACGTTCTGCTGCGTCTTCTGCCTTAGCTATGATGTCTAAGTCCATGTCTTCTGTAATCTCTGGCTGGACTTCCGTTGTTTCTTCTTGTTTTATTTCCATTCCTGGTTGTTCTGTTTCTTCCATTTGTTTACCTCATGTTTATACTAGACCAAAGTTTAATTTACTCGGTCTGTTGTTATCTGATATTTCTAGTGATTTTTTTCTGTAAGCTAGCCAAAAGTCGGCTATTGCTTTTCTGTCTTCTTCTTCTAGTTTTTTTTGTTTAGCGTGTTCTTTTGCCCAGAATGCAGCGTCTTCTACCATGTCTGCGTTAGCTGCTTCTTGTTTCCATAAAAATAATTGTTTGGCTTTTTCATCATAATTTGCTGCGTTTGTTTCGTATTGGTCTTGTTCTTGTTGTTTTATTCTAATCCATTTGTCAGTTTCAGTCTCGCCATTTTCTATTTGAATTCTTCTATCTTCATCTATTTGTTTATATACTTCAGACGCAGCTTTTGCTGCTTCTAAATTGTCTGCTGTTCCTGCTTGTGCTGTTAGCCATGGTAGTTCTGACATAACTTTGTCCCAGCCAATAGGGTTTAAAATGTCATCTTCTAATGCGTTTAAATCATCTACTAAGTCTTGTCTACCTTCTTCTCTAGCGTCTGAACGTGCGTAGCCGATTTTATCCATACCTTCGTTAACTTGGAAATCTCCAAAAACGAATGAATCATAAGCTTCTTTTATTAAATATACTGCCGATAGTGAGAAACCTGCACCTATTAATACTTTACTTAGTAAAGTTTTTGTTACTGGGTTGCTTGCTACTACTGCTGTAGTACCGCCTACATTAATACCAATATTTGCTACTTTTGAGCCTGTACCTATTCTTTTAGCTAAATTAAGTGCGTTTTTACCTCTTATTACTTTGTAGGCTTTGTTTAGTCTGATAGCTTCTAAAGCTTTTAATGCAGATTTATTCTTTGCTTCTTGAGCTAGAGCGTTTGTTATTGCTTGTGCTCCACTTGCTAAACTCGAGACTGCTCCTAATGTAGTTGCAAAACTGACTAATCTTCCAAATGTCATTAAGTCTGGTTGTCCTGTTAAACTTCTACCTTCTGGGTCTGGTTGGTTTGTAAATCCTGTTATTAAATTTGATATAGCTTGACCGCCTGGTGATGTTTGTGCTTGTTCTAAAGGTGTTGATACGTGCATTTGTGGTAAGTCTGCTACTGGTGTGCTTCTTTCTCCACTTTTACCTGTTGTTGATAAATTTGTTAATTCTTTTTGTGATAATTGAGAAGTTGGCTGACTGACTGATTTCTTTTTTTCTGGTGCTTTTTTTGTAGCTCTACTTTTAGCTATTGCTTCTGTTGTATCTTTTCCCGAATATACTTTTCCGCCTTTTTTAACTGTGACTACCATTTTTATAACTTCCTCAACATTTGTGTTAATATAGTTGAATTTGTATTTAATGCTTTTGTATTGTTTACAATAACCTTTTCAGTTCTGAACATAAACCATAAACATACTGCGATTGGAAAGCCTACTTTACTGACTACGTCTATAAATTCTTCCATTTTATTTCTTACCTTCCATTTCTGCTGTAGTGTCGTTTGGTTGGGTCGCTTGTTCTATTGGCTCTTCTTCAACTTCGCTACTAGTGTCTGAGATAGTGTCTTGTTGTAAGCTAGCTGGGAAGGTTAGTTCTATGTATAGATTTAATTGTCCTAAGACCTGTTCTTCTATATATAACTGCTCGCCTTTGACGCTTTGTTCGTAAGCTAAATAAACTATCTTTCCGCTTGCGTCTGTAAATTCCTTTGCATTGCCTATTATAATCTGTGGAACATTGACCGCTTGAAAGAAGTAATCGTTTAACTGGTTAATCCAGTTTAACGGGTTTAAAGTTGCATTTGCTGCAACGCTTAAAACTTCTGGGACTACTGCACCTTTCGGTACGTAGATGTTCTCATTGTCAGACGTTGCTTTGTCTGTGGTTGATTTGAAATTAGCTATTTTAGTCTGGTCGTCTGTGTCTAAGTGCCAGATTATAGTAGGTTTAACAAGTCTGTGTAATACTACTTTCCAGTCTGTCATTGCTTCGTTCCTTGCGTTAATTAACCATTTAAGGCTGTCTAGAATCCTAATTCCGTGTATCTCGTCAGCTATCCTGTTATTTGATAAGTGGAATATTTCATTAGGTTGGAATGTCTTAACTACCTTTTTTCTTTTGCTGACTTGTTCGTATCTTTTTATTCTTCCTTTATTATTTTGCACGATTACTATTGAGCTAGGGTCTAATGGTTTTAAATTGGCTAGAAACCCGTCATCATGTCTTATTATCTCTGCGTATGAATCAGAATCTATAGTTTTTGTAACTATCAAGTTTTTTAAGATAGAGTTAAAAGAATCTTTTCCGTTACCTTTTATGTTACCTAAAAGTAACATAGTTGACTCGTCAGCTTCAAAACCTGCTCCTACTGTCCATAACGCCTTTGCGTCTACCGCTGTCTTAAACTCTGGTATTGCTTTGTAATATCCTAAACTTTCCGACCATGTCGAAGTTTGCCACCTGGTTTCTTGTTCGCCTGTAGCTCCGTCTGTTGTTTGTGCTGAAACTGAATAATCAGTCATTTCGTTTGTTAAGTCTGAAGCTATTGCTTCTCCTATATCTGTATCTGGCATTTTAAATCAACCTCGGCATGGAAATAGCTTTCGTAGTTCCTGCCATATTTACTATAAAATAGTCTCCACTTCCGAATAGTCTGAAAAAAAGGTCTGTTCCTGCTGGTCTAGTCCAAGTTGCCCCGTTATCATCTGAAACTAAAGCTGTCCCGTATTCTGTGCCAGTTCCGTAGCTACCGCTTGAAGAATATCTTACTTTTACCTCGTCGCCTGCTCCAGAGCCTGCTGCTTTTAATACTACACATAAAAAGTCGCCTGGTTGGATTAGTTTAGTTTCGTCTAACCACCATGTAAAAAAGACTTCTTCTCCTGCTACATTTGTTGTTAATGTGTCTCCGTCATAAAAACCATGAATTAAACTAGCTCCAGTCGGTTCTCCGCCACTATCTACTGCGTACATGTTAAGTTCCATTGTACCAGGTGAGCCTACACGATATAATTTTAAGCCGAACTTTATACATAAAGTCGGGGCGTATATAAAAGAATAGCCCATTGTAAAACTTTGTCCTACTCTGTCGTTAGCATGGTCTATTGTAAATACTGAATTATCTGTTAATTGTTTTTCTGTAGTAGTTCCTGTACTATGCCAGAATGTAACGTCGCCTGGTGCTAATATTGGCTCGTCTGCTTGTTCCTCGTAACCAATATCTTCAAAAGGTCGAGTGTTGAATAAACCAATACCGCCAAAGTTAAGTGCCATTATATAGCTACCTCTTTAAACATTTTGTTAATATTAGGTAGTTTCCCGTCATTTCTAGCGTCGAATGGTGTCGCATAGCCGTTGATTACTATAGTTTCGTTTAAATTCATGCCATTGTGAAATATAAAGCCAAGTAGTCGACCATATTTGCCGACTCTTTGGTTTGGGTCAATGTGGATTTCGACCTTTCGGTCTAGAATTTGATTTGAAAGCCACGCCTGGCTAACATGTCCCCCATTTTCGTTAAGTTCTGGGGCGTTTATGTCTAATAAACGTAACGGGAAGTCAAAGTCTCTAAAGTCTACCCTTAATGTTACTGTGTCCCCGTCATGTACTTTTACTACAGTTGCAAAGAAATTACTGGTTATTTGTTCGTGGGGAGAGGTAAAACCCATGGTTTGCAGTTCTGTATTTGTAAGTTCTGGATAGTTCTTGTAATCATGCTCAAACATTGTCATTTATGCTCCGTTTATGAAATCTTGTACCTTCTTGTCTCGTATTAAGCTTAATCCTCGTAATGCAGCGTCCCGTTGTATGTTTACCATGTTTTCTGCTTCTGTCCTACTAGTGTAGCCGCTCATATCATAACTAATAGCTTCTATTGCCACTAAAGAGCTTACAATATCGTTTAATATTCCTTTTGTGTCAGCGTTTAATCCTGCGTATTTATCACTAAAATTAAATCTACATACTGCGTTTACTGTACTTTCTGCCCTTATCGCTGCTGCTGTCATCATAGTAGTATCAAATGCTGCATTTACCCCAGCACCACTCTTTTGTTCTATTTCCGCTTCGGTTGTCATTATGTATGCCATATTTATTTATGTGAGATATTATCTATATATATTTTTCTTTTTGGGGAAAGTTAAGATTGTTGTTAGTGGGTGTAACAAGAAAAATCTTAATTTTCCTTTCCAAATTAGTAAATATATATGTCTAATCCTCGTTCTTTCAAGCACCAGCAAGCTCTGACAAGAGCTTCTGTTAAATGGGAATAGTTGCCGAATATCTTAATCTTACGGCTAGAACTAGTCTGCCCGTATTCATAGATTATAGATTTTAGGCTCTTAAGCAGTCCTAAATGGTTAATTAACTCTATCTTCCCTGTCTCCATTAGCATTAATGCGTTACTATATAAGTCTTCTTTAAATATACCCTTCCTTTTCTCCTCCCCCTGTACCTGTACCCTTTTACTGGCATTATTCAAGCCCATGACCTTTCTACCTAGTTTATCAATAAGAACGTCAAGAACGCTACCACCGACCCCCGAGTCATCAATAAAGATTTTATTAAAATTGTAGATTTCATTTAACTTTTCTATCCTGCCTATTGTGTCTGTAGTGCTGATTCTATTAGTAGTAAGGCATTTGACTATTTTAATGTTTGTCCCGACCAGTTCCGCTATAACAAAAGCATTCTCGTCCCCCCCGTATCTCGCTATGTCTACGCCTAGATATAATCTGCTGTTAACTGCCTTCTCTTTAATAGACCATTCGAAAAAGGTCATGCAGCTCTTTATTAGTTTTGTATTAAAGAATTGATTCCATTCGTCAGTAAACTCGCCAAGATATTCTTGAGCGTATTCTGCCTTTGTAAGCCGTACTTTCTCCTTTTTAAGAAAGTCTTTGGGTATACGCCAGCAGTCCTCGCTCGAGACGTGAATGTGTTTAAAGTCGGGGTCTGTAAAGCTATCGTAGAAATAGCCGCCCTTACCAAAAGGTGTAGATAAAAGTATTAAAAAGCCCATACCACGTAGTTTCTGCGATACTGCTATCATGGGAATTACGGCTTTCCATACTTCTTCGGGAATATAAGCAGCTTCGTCAGCGATGAGCAAATCAATTGTAAATCCTCTAATGAAATATCCTGTTCTTCCTGCAGGCAACGAATAAATTTTTGAGCCGTTTTTAAGAATAATCTTTGTAAGCGTAGGCTGTTCTTTGTATATATCATCTCCTTCTATCTCCTTTATGTCAAAGTTAGCTCTGACCTTCTCAAATAATAAGCTGCTCTGTCTCTGAGAAGCAGCAATAATTAGTGTCGTAGTGCCTGGGTGTTCCATGGCAAATTTACATGCCTTCGCACTCACTACCTCAGACTTGCCTACTTGACGACCACAACGCA